CAGTTGCCACATATTTTAATTGAAGATGTTGTTGACGAGAGCGAAAATAAGAATCCCAGCAGCTATGACGATAAAAATCTTCAGTGATGGTTTCAGGTTGCTCCACGCATTTTTAAATTTTTCCATTCAGTCCTCCTGTATTATGTCAGCGAGAGCTTCACACCTCGCCTTGGTTTGTGTATGCCATTTGCTTTGGATCATCTCCAGAGCGCACAGCTCCCACTTCTTTTCCTTGGCTGCCGCCAAAGCGTTCTTGAACTTTGACAAACCCTTCTCTCCGAGCTGATACGCCATCTCCACAAAGACACCGAACTTCCTGTCCGGTAAGTCCATGCCTTCGCAAACCCTGGCGGCTCCCTCCAAAGCCTTGTCAAAATCCTTATTAAATAATTTTAACCAACCCTCTTCCGTGGTTGGAACCTTCTCCCCCGGCAGCATCTTATGTCCAATCCCGCCGGTCTTAAAACCGAGGTGGTCATCATAAGTGTGCAAGGAATAACCTTCATGAACGCGGATCCTGTCCTTGATTTCATTTAAACTTGCAGCTTCCATCCTTGAATACATATAAAATTTTTACTCCCAGTTTTTTTTGAAATGGTGTCAGTGTTCTCGCGATCAGTGTTCCCTTCTTCCTGGTGGATGCGGTTTTAACGTCAATGAGAATTATCTTTCTCTTTTTTTTATCAATGGCGACCAGGTCAATGGGATCATTATCCAATGTCCGCCAATAGATGTTGTATCCCTTGGCGCTCAGCCAGCTCGCCGCATAAAATTCTGATGATTGTCCTTTAGCAATCCGTGCTGAATACGGAATTACGGACACGGATCAGTCCACTATTCTCAACCAAGTGTATATCGCACCCAATATAATGCCTATCCAGGTGACGGCTCTGATGGCTCCCTTGCCTGTGGACATTTCTTGTTTGAGTGACTGTATCTCTTTTCTCTGCTCCTTCATTTCCGTGGATATGGAATTAACAGTGAATTCAATGTGCTTCAGTTGTTCAGAACATAAAAAACATTTTTCTTCATCAGGCATATCAAGCTCCAACTCCTTTAGTTTTAATTAATGGAAAGGCATCAAAGGGAATACAAAATGCCTCTGTTATCATAGTCTTTTTATATTCTTCCTTCTTATTGTCGTAAGCATCCATATATCCAGCTCTCGCTATCTCACACTCAATATCCGTATAATACAATACAGCATTATATTTTACAGTTGATTGATTTGGAGATGACATAAGCATCAGCAATAAAAAAACTGTTTTCATTATTAATCTCCATAGGAATAAGAGCTACCTTTGGTTTCACTTTGTTGCATCATATCGGTCGAACTATTTAATAAGTTGAACAGTTGCTGGTGCTGATCCATGATCTCTTTATCTTTTTTATTTCCTTGTCTTAAATCCTTTTTGATTTGCTTTACATCTTGCATCAAATTTTCCAAATCAAGTTTCATCTTGACTTGGTTTTCAATCACATCAGCTTCATTTTCTTTTTCAAATTTATCGTATAAAATTTCTATCTTGTGATTTTGTGCTGAAAAAAACCAGATAAAAACTATAAGCTGAACCGCCAATCCTGTAATTATTCCATAATTTATTTTAGTCATTTTAATTCCATTTAAAATCTTATTGAACTGTGACAGTCTATGCTTCTTGCCACTATTTCTTGTTAGTGCCAATCGCGCTCCCTGTCAGGATAGCACCGAAAGCCAAGTGAAAAAGTCCACCGCCCATCAAGGTGAATGGTTGATGCTGACCAGTCAGTTTCTTCATAAGTTCCAGTTGTATCAAAGGATCTTCAACTGTGTTCAGTATGTCTATGAACTGTGATATGTCAGGTCTGTTCAGTCCGTACCAAATTGGCACGAACATAAAATCATAAAAACAAATGACAAGGTAAAGTATCAATGCCGACCATCTCCACCTCATTGTGCTTTTTGTCAAAGGGTCTATGTTCATTATTGCTAATCCCCACCATTAGATTTTATCGTGTTTTTCTTTTTTCTTCTGTAATTTTTTAGAGGATGTGTCAGTCAGGATAGTGCGAAACAACAAGCAAGCCTTCGGCTTGATGCCATTCGCTAATATTTTTGAATCAAACTCTTTTTCAGCATCAGAACAATTAGGGTGCGTGCATCTGCTTTTAAAAAAGCCACATTCACAAAGGTCACTCATTTTATCTTGAACACATCTTCAAAAAAATCCTTCCAGAACTTCTGAACTTGCTCCTGATACTTCTTCGCTTGTTCAGGCTGTTCCTCTATTAACTTCTCCAGTTGAACCTTCCACTCCTTGTAAGTGGGTATCTTAAATTCAAACATATTAAACATCTTTTTTCCTTTCTGGTGGCTTCTCTTTATTAATTCTTCGTTTAGCCATTCAAGAATTATCTCCACCCTATTGAAGTTGCGTGTATCTTTGTTTCTTTAGCCGCACTTTGATTGTGCGTTGTAATCTTGTAGCACATAGCTGAGCCGCTTTGTGCCGATATGTCCAAATCGTGAAATGCGATAATCTTCTTGTTCGTTCCCCAAGTTCCCTCGTCTACGAAAGTTCCTTGTGTAAATGTAACTCCACTATCTTCTGAAACATATCCTTTGATGTCCGTGTTTAATGTTGCTGTTCCAGCCGCATTTTCTATTAAGCAAACCATATTTGCGTAATCAGGATTTGCCGTTGAGGCTGTCGTGTCTGTTGATTGCAGAGTTAAGTCGTCTACTACTGTCCAACTTGTTAATCTTCTTAGGATAACAACTCCAGAGCCGCCGGCACCTGAATCCTGTCCTGAATCATTCTGATTCCCTCCGCCGCCCGAGCCTAGACCGTTAGTTCCGTCATTGCCTGTGGCTGTGCCAACGTTTCCAGTTCCTCCGCCGCCTTGAGTTCTTCCATTAGCTCCAGCACCGTGATTTCCACCGGAAGCATTAGTGACATTATGAGTACCTCCGCCTCCGCCCGCATACCAGACATTAGTTCCAGTTTCGATTATGTCGCTTTGGATTCCAATTCCTCCGTCTCCGCCGACAGATGACGTGCCGTCTGCTCCAACTGCTCCTGCGCCGCCTCCTCCGCCTGAGCCGTATGCTGGTGGTGCATTAATGCCAGCACCTCCGTCATATCCTTGACCCCCAGTACCAGAGCCGCCAACCCCGCCATTACAGCCGCCACCGCCACTGCCACCATCTTTGCCTTCATCGAGTGAAGGGTCAACCGCTGACCCACCGCCTCCGCCAACGGCAGTAAGCGTTGATATTCCTGTTCCTGATAAAATACTATTATCGCCGTCATTACCCTGTGCATCATATGTGGTCTGCGAGGCTCCGCCGTCTCCGACAGTGACAGTGTAAGCATTTCCGCCAGTTAAAGACAGTCCTGTCGCTGTTAAGACACCGCCAGCTCCGCCGCCGCCGCCATTACGATGACCACCAGAAGCTCCGCCAGCGATAATTAAATATTCGTGGTCTTGCGTTGTGTCATTATTATAAGAGCCTGTCGAAGCCGTGTCAGTCCACTTGTACCAAGTATAATCTCCGTTCGTTCCTGAATCATCAGAATCTTCCGTTACTGACGGGGTGACAGTACTTTCTGCTGAATAAACTCCGCTTGTTAAAGTTTCATTTGTACTTGCAGAAGTGTCAATTCCACTGTTATCTTCATATTCATCAATAATCTGGTCTACCAGATTGTATTTTACCAAGTCACCATTAACGGCTGTCTTGAAACCTAATAAGGCGATGTTGTTTTGTATTACATCATCATCAAACTCTGTAATTACTGTTCCATCTGCATATAAAGCCATTATTCCATCTCCGTTAAGTTGAATTTGTATTTTTTTCCGTTTAATCTGTTTAATAAGAATAAATCTTCATCACCCTCTTGAATAGTCCACGAACCAGACGTACCGTCAACTTCATTCACCCTTGTTCCATTTGTATTATTCAAATTCAAGTCACCAGTATATACATCACGCCATTGTTTTGAAGCTGAACCCAAATCAACTCCATCATCAGTCGTGGGTAAAAGGTGACCAACAACTTCAACATTTGTCGTGCCTGTTGGAATTTGAATCACAGCAGCATCAGCATCATTCTTTATCGTTACATCATTAGTAGAACCTTGTCCTGTTAAAATAAGACCTTCAGCAGCAGTATATCCAATCGCCGCATTATCAGCAGCAGCAGTATCACCAGCTGGTTCTACTGTTCCTGTTATTGTTATGTTTCCTGTTCCTGTAATATCATTAGAGTTTAAATCTAAGTCTCCACCAAGTTGAGGAGTTGTGTCGTCAACAACATCTGACATGTCCCCAGAACCATCTGATCCTGATTGTGTAAAGTGAACACCCACTCCGTCACCATCTGAAAATGATCCAGAACTGACAACGTGAGCCACTGGCACTTTCGTATAGCCGCTGGCATCGGTTACGCTGCCATTAACTTTGAAAACCGCATACGTTGATGCTGTTCCTTCTTTGGTAACAGTTACATATCCTTTTGCTGTCGTGTTGCTTACATCATCCCAGGATTGAACAAAGGCAGAAATATCAGCCGAGGCATCATCCGCATCATCAACATACAAGACTGTCGCACTTGCTATTGTTGCGTGATTCCACGCTATTTTTCCAGCTCCATTATCTGAATCTGCTGTAGCGTTATCCCAAGTCATAGAGAGTTGAGAGTTTGTTCCGCTTGCTCCTGTTGATCCAGTCGAGCCTGTTGATCCTGTAGATCCAGTTGATCCAGTATCGCCTTTTAATCCATAAGGAGAAAAATGAACCGATAAACTGTCGGCTGCTGAAAAAGTATTATTGGAGCTTAAATGAGTGACGGATAACGTATTGTAACCTGATCCGTCTGTTGATGATCCTGTAATTGAAAACCTTGCAAAAGTTGTTGCATCATCAGTATCAACAATATGTAAATATCCCTTGATGGTAGACGTACTGTCATCCCAGGTCAATACATCCGTTGAAACATCAACTCCGTTCGCCTCCGCATCATCAATGTAAATCTCTGTGACAGAGGCATACGTTCCGTTATTAAATCGTATGTCGCCACTTCCAGGATCTGCATCGGTTGTGGATGTGTCAAAATTATAATTATAACTTGGTATTGCTCCTTTTGTTCCTTTATCGCCTTGCCGTGTAAAGTGAACGGACAAGCTGTCAGCCGCGGAAAAAGTGTTGTTCGATGCTATGTGCGTTACAACGAGCGTATTAAATCCAGAACCATCGGTTGATGATCCTGTTATTGAAAATCTTGCGTATGTCGAACTGTCATTAATATCTGTAATGTGAAGATAGCCTTTTATCGTTGATGTTGAATCATCCCAAGTTAAGACATCCGTTACAGTATTGACTGAATTTTGATCAACGTCATCTATATAGATGGCTGTTGCCGAGGCGTATGTGCCATTGTTGAACGCAATCTCACCAGCACCAGGGTCAACCGCACTCGTTCCTGTGTCAAACTTATAGAAATAACCAGGTGAGGCTCCAGCATCACCGCATCTGGTGAAGTGAACCGACAGCTCATCACTGGCACTGAAAGTATTGTTCGATGCCAAATGAACTACTGTAATTTTATTATAACCAGAGGCATCCGTGACCGCCGCCGTTACCTTAAATCTCGCGTATGTGGTTATGTCATTCATATCAGTGATATGAAGATAACCCTTTATGGTTTCTGTTGAATCCCCCCAGGTCTGAACATCCGCCGCCGTTGACCCTCCATCCGCATCAGCATCATCAATGTAGATTGCTGTCGCGGAGGCATAGGTTCCGTTGTTGAATCGTATGTCACCGGCTCCAGGGTCGGCATCCGTTGTGCTTGTGTCAAACGTGTATCTGTATCCTGGGATCGCTCCATCCTCTCCGCTTGGAGTAAATGAAATCCAAACCTTGTCATCGGCTGTTAAAGTTCCAGCTCCATCAATGTAAGTTAAGGGAATTTTTGTATAACCCGTAGCATCCGTCACCGCCGCATTCACTCTGAACACATGCCATGTCGTCAATGACCCAGCCTTGCTTACTCTTACTCTTCCCCGGTTGGTGGCGTTGCCTGATACATCATCAAACGATTGCAACCAACTACTGACATCAGTTTCATTATAATCTAAATCATCTACATAAATATTTGTTGCGGAACTGATCGTGGCGTTGTCAAAACGCATATAACCAGAACCCGGATCGGCATCTGTCGTAGTTGTGGAATATTGAAACAATCCACTGTCTCCGCCTTTCGGAAGAAAATCTGCGACAACCGTTAAATCTCCAGAGCTGTCAAAGCCAAGAGTTTTAGAAGCTCGGCTTGTCGCACTGTCTGTAAATTCCGATGAACTAATCGTGTTAGTTCTTGACACTTTAAAGGATCGGTCAACCTCTTCTTGAATTTCTTGTGTTTGCATTTGTATCTTGTCAAATGCTGATTCATTCGTTTCCGCCGGGAAAGGATCGTTCGCCACCAGGTCGGTTGCTTGCGTTAAATTGGTGTTACGCAGAATAACGAGCGTGGTTCCGCTCGCCGGTGCCGTCACCATCGTGACAGTTCCTCCAGCCGCTCCGCTATCCGCAATGGAATAATTGGTCGATCCCACTCCTTCCGCCTTCACCGTTTCAACCCCGGCTGAAGATCTCTCTATGACGGTGATCTCGCTGGTGCTGTTAATTGGAAAAGTATAAGCGAACGCCGTAGTCGAGCCGTTGCCGCTGTAACTGTCTTTTGTTGTCGTTGTACTAACTGTCATTGTAAATTCTCATAACTTTCTTGCACCATGAATGGTGTGATTAATCCCTCGTTCAAATAGTCCGTTCGTTGCTTCGCGGCGTACCAGACATCATAATATTCATATTGGAAAAATTGATCCCAGGCTGTGTCATAATAATCCTTCTTAATTTCTGCCAGGAACTTATATTTATCCTTGTCATTCAACCCCCAGTACGCGCCGTTCATCAACGCCATCTCTATGGCGGTGTCAAAATCAACACCGTTGATGAGCACCACGTTCTTCGCGATATCCGTCAGGTAATGCTGCTGCCTTACCGTTAATTTTATGTTTCTGTAATTCTGTTTAATGTTGCTGATCGGATTTCCCAGCCGCAGTATTTCATACATGCCAGGCGTTAAATCCTCACCTTCCTTGATATTGAACGGCATTGCGTAGTTCCAGATCTTTGAACCTAGATTCAAATGCCTGTTCTTTTCCATCTCGTTGCCGAACGTGTCCAGTCTTGGAACGTAATAATCATCCTCCAGCATTTCAGAAAACTGCTTTGCTCCCGGGATGTTGTCATAAATTTTTTGAAAACCCGCGACAGCCTCCAGGATCATCTTGTTTCCTTTCGGCATTCCGTAATTCGGATTTATCTTCGGCTTGCCGTCATTGCGAAAAACTTGCTTGCCGTGTTCATTAAAGACAAATTCATCCAGATCCAGCTCAAAGTCCGCTCCGAGCTCCCGCAATGTCGCATCGGACAGGTCGGATAAATTTCTCAACTGCGCCGAGAACGGAAGGAATGCTCCTACAATGTCCTCGACTAATTTCTTTGTTCCAATGTCACCCGTGTAGGTGTTGTCAAAAATTTTAAAAATATCACCCATCGCCTTGATGTAGGGGATTTCCTTGAAATAATCCTTTGCCGACAAGACCGCCGCCATGGCGATGTTGTCGCGTTCCTTTGGATTGCGCGTTCTTTCCATGCGCTGAAAAGCGGTAGTCCAGATCGCGATCAATCCGCCTAAAGGCTCCATTCCCGCATAACTGACATACTTGTGCTTTCCTGTCGGAATGCCGTACTCATCAAAGAGCGGTAGGTTTGGATCAATGTTCGGATCGCGTATCACCATTGAATACGGCTGCCATCCAAACTCATACATGTTGTTTCTAATCTTTGCATCGCGCGGAGGAGCTCCGGTGATGTTTCCGTTAGAATAATAATTATAAACCACTCCGACCGTTCCGGCTGTCAGAGTCATTTGCGCCATGGTGCGCTGTCTGTACTTCGCGTTTTTCCAGAACTTTGGATTAATTCCGACCAACCCCATGTGTCCGTGCATGGCGGAAACGGTCTTAACGATGTTGACCGGTGTTTTAATAAAAGGAATTAATATTCTCATTCCCGGCACATTCTGCAACGCCTGGATCTTGGAAGTGAATGCTCCCAAGTCATCCTGGAAAACAAAATGCCTCGCCATCTCATCAATCTCCGTTTTAACAAGAGATGGATCATTTAAAATTTTTAATGCGGCTTCTTCCGCCGCTTCTTTTGTTCCGCCACCATCCAATGTTTTTGTATAAGCGGCTGATGCCTGAACACGAAGTTCCGATTGACGAACAATCGATTTCATAAATTCATCTTGCCACAGCATGAGCTTGAACGGTACGCCGGATGTTTTGCCAAGCAAATTTATCGCTGATCCCCACTTGCCGTGAATGCCTAAATACTCACTGCTCAACTTCCTGGTGGAAGATATTTCAAATCGCGTTCTTCCATCTGTTGGAACATTTTTTTTAAAAGCCGTATTGGCGACACTGAAGGCATCCTTGAAAGACATGAAATAACCTTGCACAAACGCCAAGCCTTGCTGAAAATCATATCCGTGATTTCCACCCCAGTGCGTGCCGTTGACTAACTTGTTATGAACAAGATTGATCCCTTTTTGAAATCTTAAAGCCTTCTCCATCTGACCGTAGGAACCGGCGATAATTCGTGTCGGCAGCTCCCAGGCTGAATACATCGCGCTTCCGAGAAAGTTGCGAATTAACGTCTTGGTGCTCCACAACAGTCCACCCGCGTACATTTCCTGGATGGCATCAACGCTTCTTAATAAAAAACTTTTTTCTGCAAATTTGTTTGCAGCCTTTTGACCCTTGTCATTCACCATCGACAAGTAATTCACCGCCAGTTTTTCAGCCGAGTCCACGCCTCCGCTTTCCCTCAACAGTAAATCAATGTTGTCCGCTCTGACAACTCCTGACTCCACGTCAATGCGAAAGGATGCGAGAGCCTGTGCGATTTGTGTTTGAGCACCCTTCATTTGATTTTGGATGCTGGCGTGCAACGCCATCTGTCGTCTAAACTCTACCAGTAACTCTTTGTCAATAACTCCTCTTGTTTTATTTTCTGTAATTATTTTTGCGAGGTTGTTGAGCTTGTTCGCACTGTCCACCAGGAGCATTCGAGCCGCCGTGATTTGTGGTGCGAGAGGTTTACTGTGATCAAGAAAAGATTTTTTGTTCTTATCCAGAATGGCTGCGGTGATGTCGGTGTGTTCCGCTGTCGCTTTTATTTCTTCCAGTGTTGTTCGTTTCGTGTCAGGCAACTTGTTTTGAATTGCCGAAATCGTCTTTTGGATCCCCTCCACGTTTTCAATGTGCTTGAAATTAATCGCGTTGGTTAATGCCAGGTTCGGATCATTAATGTCATTCAACACCGACATGGATGACACTTCATCCACCGACATGTCCTTGTTGAATATGCTGTTGGCGAAATCAGCTTCTTGTGTTTTTATTGTTGGTTCAACATCAAACTTTGGTTTTGGTTTCGCCTTAATGTTAAAAAAACCGGCGACCTGAAACTCCTCCGCTTCTGGATCGGGAGCCACCTGGTCAATGTTGCCAATGTTCTTAATGCTCTTAATGTTGAGGTTTTGTATGTTCGAGAGCTCCTCCACTCCCGGATTTTCTAATGCCATTTATCCAATGAAAAAAAGCACCCGTGAAGAGTGCCATTCTACCCTTTCTTAATATAAAAATTGTCGTTTGTGTAGTGTTAATTTT